CTGCTTTTGCAACTTTTCTTCAATTTTGGGCACCCGCAATCCAAGCGATTCCCCTATTTTTTCGTCATAAATGGCAAAAGCCTTGCAGCACTAAGGCTACAAGGCTTTTTTGTCTCTGGTGCGCGGTACAGGACTCGAAAGAGGTTCTTTATATTCGCTTTCTTTTCGCAGTCTCCGTGTTGCTTGATATTTATTAATTTTCTTCATTTTGTATTTCATGTCATTTGACGATTTTTGTTTTTTTCTGTCATTTCGTGGAACAAACGTGGAACAAAAAGCGCCCGAAATTACTACCTTTTTCTGTCTCAGAAGCGAGGCACAAATTGGTAGCGATTCGGGCGCTTTATACTGTCCCCATTATAGGAGTGCAGATTTAGGTAGTAACAAGTCAGCTTTTGCTGTCTGGGTGTTTTGTGCTTAGACAGTCAGCGCATCGTCGCAAGCTTGCGGATCAAGTCATCGCCGTACTGATACGCCGAGAGGTAATCCATCGTGCCGTCCGTCAACCCCGCGCGCTTCTGAAGCTGCGCGCGGTAATCGGGCGCCGTCAGCTTGCCGTGGAATTCCTTTTCCCACTTGCCCGCGTTCTCCTTGCCGGACCAGTACGCGGGGCACAGCTTGCCCGTCACGTCGAAATGGCGAATGACGTTGCTCGCGGGGATGTTGTACTTCTTCATCAGCTCACGCGTCAGCGCAAGCGCACGCTCCACGGCGCGCGCGTCCGGCGCGTAAACGCCGTCCTTCTTCGCGTCGCAGATTTCAATGCTGATGCTGTTTGCGTTCAGGCAGCGCCCGTGCAGCGTCCCGCCGCCCGTCTGCGGACAGGACGGGTACTTGTTCCCGCCGACCGCCCACGCAACGCGCAGATCGTCCACGCTCTGGATGACCTCCTTCGCGTCAACGAAGTAGTGCGCGCTCGTCTTCACGACGTTCGATGCGTAGTATTTGGCGTTGTTCATCGCCGTGTCTCCGTCGTTGCCGGTGTAGTGGATCACGATGTAGCGGATACCGCTCGCCGCGCGCGTGCCGCCGACGTTGCCCGCGTTCGCGGGATATTTGCGGATGTTCATGCCTTTACGCCCCCTTGTCAATGGCGTCCTGCGTCTTCTGGCTCTGCGTGCCGAAGTAGAACGCGATGATCGAGCTGTAGATCAGCATGAGCTGCTCGCCTGTGATCTTGCCGGCGACAAAGCCGTAGATCACCGCGCCGGTCGCGGCGATCGTCACAATGCTCTTCACGCTGCACAGGTTCGCCAGTCTCTTGTTCAGTAATTCGTTATTCATAGTGTCGTTTCGTCCTTTCTGAAAATCTTGATGCCTGCCACAACGACAAGCTCTGTTGTCCATGCCTTGAACCATCGTTCCGTCAGCACATCCGGCGGCGGCACGCCGAGCGCCGTCATGATAAGCGACGCCATGGTGTACCACGTCAGGCTGAAAATGGCGATGGATATGTACTTGTCCCGCTTTTTCATCTTGTCCCAGCGGGCTTTCAGCGCTTTCATGCCGCCGCCCCGTTATCGAGGATGGAGTGAATTCCCCGCTCGGCCAAAAATTCTTTTTGCTTGTGCTTCACTTCGGCGGCGTAGTCCAGTGCGGCGTGCATGTCCCCGTTACAGTGCGCGTCCGGAATACGCTGCATCGCCTTCGCCGTTGCCTCGCCCAGCGCGATAGCCGCCCAGCTGCCCTCGATGAGCTTGAGCATCAGCTGCTCCTGCATCTTCTGCTGCTCGGCGGCCTTTTCACGCTCCTTCTTGTCGCGCCGACGGTCGCGGGCGGCGATGGCCTCGATGAGCGCCACCACCACCGCCGCTGCGGCGGAAATCAACGCCGCCGTCATGCGCTCACCGCCGTGAAATAGTTCCCTACCAACTCGTGTGGCAGATACTGCAAGACGATCTTCCCGCCGGCGGCCTCGCCGGTGCGCTCGCACAGGTATAGCTTAGTGTCTTCGGGGTCTTTGTAATAAAGACCATAGGTGTACTCCATACCACGAGCGGCCGGAATCGGGTCATCCTGCGTGCCCGCGTGGTCGACGTTGATAATCGTCCACATGGCAGGGGTGGAGTGCGGTGGCCAGTTCTCTTGCGTGGTGTGGCCCTGACCTTTGTTGACGCGGTAGACGTGCAGTACGCCGCTTTCGTCCGTATCGCTGCGGCGGTCGCCGGGCTTGACGGTCTCGCCGATGTGATCCGCCCAGCGCGGGAACATCTCAACGGCCTTTGCTGCGTCGCTGTCCGGCAGGCTTTCGCTGGCCTGCTCGATATAGGGCCTCAGCGCGCGTGCGCGCTCAGTGTAGCTTTTTCCACTCATAATAGGAATCGACTCCTTTCAAAATCTTCTTTCGTGCATAAGTGATCAGCTTTGACAACAGATTTAACACCGATGTGGCGCGCTGTGCTGCCGCGTCTTGCAGAGCGCGGAGCAGTCTGCTGTCATTGACTTTACGAATTCTTCGTTGTGCCCATATCGGTTCGTTCCATATTTCCCTATGGCGCAAGTTCCTCTTTTTCATGTTTTCTGGGAACCTCCGTTTCACATAGGCGTGCTTTGCAGCATCTTTTGCCCGCTGAGGCACGAGGTGTTCGATATCCGGCTGTTGATATATCTCATATAGCATGGGTTCAAGGTCTTCAACACCGCAGAGCATCAAGTCCTCATTATCGTTATATTTTTCGCGGATTCTTTTTACTGCGCGGTGGATTCCATTGCATACGGAAACGTGGCTCTTATCGAGCAATTCGCCGATATCCCGCAGGCTTAACCATTCCCCGTAGTAAAGATATAAGTAAACGGCTTGCGTTTCGGTCAGGGAAGAAAGAATGTCCTCGGCCACTTCTCTTGAAGAAAAATCAATAACGCCCCGAGCTTCTGCGCGCTCTTCGTTGCGCATGGCTCCTTCGATTTCGTTGATCGTTTTCTTTGCGCGCTTTAGAGTTCTCGACACTGTGGTCTTATCCACCCCCGTTGCTTCTGCAATTTCCCGAATCGATTTCCCCTGCAAAAACAAATCAAGCATTTCCTGCTGCCGAGGCGAGCAGGCGGCTTTTCCGCGCTTGAGGCATCGCATCAGGCGGGCTTTTTTGTCTTCGTCATCCGGATCAATGTCAAGGTCCGTCCAACGCACCGTATTCCCGAAAATATCGGCAACAGCACCGTCTTTAGCTTCGCCGCGGCAAGCGTTTTCGGATTCAAGGACGCCTTCCATATAAAGAGCGATCCTGCGCTGCTTGGGGGCCTTCCGCCGCTTGTCCTTCGGCGGTCGGGCAGCCTCCATACGCAGCAGGGCTTCTTCATACATTGCCTCAAGAATGCCATAGCGTTTTTTCTGCTTGGCGAGCTCTTCCGGATTGACGATGTCCTTTAACTGCGATTTGACGAGCTCTTTTCTATCCCATAGCTGCTTGCGCTCCTGATCGGCCTGCTCGTAGGCGGTCATCCTATCACATCCCCGTTAGTCGGCCTCGCCGAGCAGGATCTTCGCCGCCTGCTCGGCGTCTGCCATTTCCGCAATTTTGCTGTCTTTCTGCGCGATCTGCTGCGCCTTTTCCGCAATCAGGGCGTTTTTCTCGGAAAGCTCACTGTCCTTGGCCTCGGATGCCGCCGTCAGCTCGGCAATCTGCGCCTGATAAGGCGTCACATCGCCCCAGTACTGTTTGTCGACCTCAATCGTCACCTCAAAGCTGTCGTAGCACTTGATGTACTGAATATCCTTGACAACGAAGGAATATCCTTCAGGAAGACTGCAGGGAGGATAGTTCGCATCCAGTGTCTTCACAGTGACATGAGACCAGTCGATTTTCTCAATTTCCTCCAAGGTATTTTCTTCAAAGCAGCGTTCGAAGAGGAAACTATACCCCTTATTAAAGTCGACGCGGCGCTCGCCGCTCGTGCGGTGCCCATTCACACTGTAATTGGCACCAAACCGTCCCTGACTTCTCATATTGCTCTCCTTTACTGTTTTGTTCCGACAATGGGAACAGACTCTTCCAACCGTTCCCATGTCATGTTCATATTCTCGAGCTTTGCCCACGTCATGTTGACTGCCTCAAACCGTTCCCACGTCAGGCCGGCAATGATAAAGCGCAGATGCGCCGGACTGATAAGATTGACGGAATCCGTCAGACCACTTAGATCTAACTCAACCAAATCGTCCGTCTCCCCCAGAAACTCCAACGTGAAGCTGTAGTCATCATTGAGAATGACGCGTGCAGCGTATCCGGTCATCGCTGTAGCCATGTCGCGGATGGTATCCGCAGTGGTATTGCCGCCAGCCAACAGGCGTGCCTTTAGTGCGCTGCGGCGTGATGCTTCGGTGGCTCCTGTCGGAGGCGCAATACCCACCTGCTGCTCCCAGAGCGGCAGACTCCACGTGGCAGTCTCGATAAAAAACTGCTTTTTGACGTCCTCTACAAGATCCGCCATCTGCTGGGCGGAAAGCCCGAGCGTGTCGAGCAGCGCGGCTGTCTGTGCATTTTTACGATACCGAACAGGTACTTTCTCGCGATTCTCCATGCTCCACCGCCTTAATAGGTCGTTACATCAACAGTGCCGAGCACGGGAATCGTGCCAGAGTTGATGCGCAGCGCCGTCTTTACTCCATTGACAGTGAATGTGCTGTAATCCGCTACGCCTGCGCACTGCAGAAGGCACGCGAGGAACCGGCTGTAGGGAACGCTCTGCTCTTCAGCAAAGGGAAGCGCTGCAAGCAGTGCACCAACCGCCGCAGACAGCTCCGCCTTGACCTCGTCGAGATTGTGCCCACTGATCAGCTTGACTTTTGCGACGAGTGGGATCTCAGCTTCCGTGACCGAGACCACCGTCACTGTCGCGCCGATCGGGCGCTCTGCTTCGATGTGTGCTGCGCAGGCGGTCACGATCGTATCGTCAAGCGGCTTTTTGTCTGCGCCGGCAATGATAACCTTGACGGTGCCATTGCCGTTCCACAGCGGAATGCAGCGGGCATAGGAAACGCCTGTGACCTCCTTTGCCCACATTACGTAGTGGTTGGCGTTGCCGGATGTGATCGGCTCCGTGCGGCGTTCATGGTATCGAGCCCACAGATCCGCATCGCTCTCTTCATCCGCGCCGCCGACGCCGGCGGCCGCGTTGGTTACGCCATGCACGCCGTGGATATTGACCGCCATCTGCGTGACGGTCGCCTCCGGCACGTTGTAGTCCGCGCCGATATCCTCAGCGATGCAGAGCACGCTGGCAAGCCCGGCAGCGATGGTGACCTCTTCTGTTGTCAGGAAGCGCAGCGCGCTCGGCGTGCACACAACGGTCCCTGATGGGATCTTCGTGCCGTCCACGCCCGAGAATGTCACTGTCACCTCTGCCTTTGCGCCGGGCTGACGGGTCATACCGATCTGCGCTGCATGCAGGTCGAGGTAACGCCCACTGTTGGCGCTCGGAAACAGAATGTCGATAAAACCATTCAGTGTCTGGCCGTATTTCCACATGACGTAGGCAGCCTCGCTCAAAAGCACATTAGCATAGCTGCCCTCACGGGCATCCACATCGACGCCGGCATTGATCACGCGCCCGAGCATCTCGGACTTGATGCTTTCCGGCGTCATGCTCTCAAAGGGCGATTTTTCCGTCATTGAGCGTTACCTCCCCGTAAATGGTTTTTGCCTTGAAAGACAGGTGCAGCACCGAACCCTCGAACTGCACGCTGATCTGATGGACAGTTTTGATATAAGGGCTGATCTCCAGCGCTTCTCGGATACAGCGGATAGCCTCTGACTGCCTGATGTCATCGCCATAGGCCTCGCCGATCAGGGATTGCAGATCCTGTCCGTAATTATGGGTAAACACGTCATGCAGATAGCGCGACGTATTGATCGTGTTCCAGGCCCACACCAGCACAGCCTCCGCGCCGGTCACCTTCGCGGGGTTCCCGCCGTGCCAGACGGGCTCGTCCTTAGTAAAATCCCAGCGCACCTCTCGCGCCAGCGGAAGCTCGGTACCCAAATCGGACACCGGCGAGCTGATCAGAGGAAAAATGTTCATTCCAGTGTCACCATCCTCTCGATGAGATAATAGGTCTGTCCGTCATCCGAGCGCATGAGCAGGACTTCATCGTCGACGTTGAGCACAACCCAGCCGAAAACATGCTCCTCCGGCCGGAGAAACACGAACGGACCGATGGCGCTCTGCGTGACCTGCACCAGCTTCTCAGGCAGCAGCGTTTCGACGCCATTTTCTTCACGGTCCTCGATATTTTCCAGAAAATTGGGATACATGGATTCCGCCACGCGGAGATCCTCTTTCTCAAGGTCGATGCCGTCGGCGCGGATCTTGATCGGATCGAGCGATAATATCCTGCCGATCGTGTAGGTCTGGTGCTGCTCCTTGTTGGCGCGCTGCGAAATATGCTGGTTGATCCCGACATAGGGGTCGCGGGCACTTTCTTGGCTCATGTCAAATCACCTCCGGCAATGGTGCCGGAAACGACGTTCCGGCAGTTGAGTGTTAGCTTGCAGTAGTAATTTCCGCGCTTCCAGGTATGGACGTCTGCGTCGATCCAGAAGATCCCCTGCAGGCCGGTCTTGTTCTCCCTCACGACGACCGTCTGACCGGTGATCAGTGAGAGATCCCCAAGGACGTCGACGGTGACCGTCTGCGTCATGACGCCGTCGTCCAAGAGCTTTTGCGCCTCTTTGTCGATATCGACGTCAGAGGAGGCGTTCTCGGTCAAATGGCGCTCCATCATGCCAAAGAGCTTCTGCGCATCATCGGTACCCACGCGGCGCTGGAAGCTGCCGTCGGCGTCGTAGATGGCCACGCTGTTGACCATGTTTGTCGCGTCTTCCACCGTCCTGGCGTCCATCAGGTTGGACTCGGCTTTGAGTACGATACTGCGCTCGCTGACGTCTCGGACGGCCACCAGAAGGCCTTTCGGCGTGTAGGTGATGGCATATTTGTCCTCGGTCTGCTGTGTGGCCAGTGTCCAGGCCGTTTCAAAGATCTTATCCAGTGCGACGCCTGCAAATTTGCGGCTGATCTTCACGCCGGTCGACGGCAGCGACACAACGGGGATCTCATAGTCGGCACAGACCTGGCGGGTGATGCTCTCCGGCGTCGCGTCGCGGAATTTGTAGGTGCCGTCGTTACGCCGGCAGTAGATTCCGCGGTCGAAGCACGTGAAGCTCATGCTCGTCTCTTCGCTGCCGGCGCTTCTGCGAAGCACGACTCCGTCAAAAATCGGATTGCCGGAGTCGTCCGTCATCATCACGGCGTCGCCCATCTGAGGGACGGGCAGGCCGGTCGACTCATCAAAAACGATCTCGGCGACGAGCTGGCGCACCAGCGTCGACTTATCGCCGCTCCAGGACCAGTTGAGCAGGATATCCGTGATGCGGCGGGTCGACTGGTCATGTGTCAAATAGATCTCCATCAGCCGCCTCCCAGAAGAATATCCTTCGGCGGCAGCTTGATCGTCTGCCCGACGTAGATCAGGTGCGGATTGCTGATGCCGTTATATTTGGCAAGGGCGTTGTAGTAGCTCGCCGTGCCGTCGCCGTAGGTGCGCCGGCAGAGCATGCTGAGCGTGTCTCCGGAGACGACGCGGTGATAGGTGATGTCCTTTGCGGCGTCGCTCTTGCGGCCGCTGTTGCCGGTATAGCGCGTCGTGTTGAGCGTTGCGACCTCCTGGGCTTCCAGATCCACGTACTCGCGCAGTGCGATCGTGCAATAAACATCACCCGTGCCGTCCTGCTCCTTTGCCGTCACGCTCTCGATATACACAAGCGCATTGATATCGCTTTCTGTCACAATGTATCGCACGGGGATCTTTTCAGCCGCCCAGTAGCGCAGCGGCTCCAGATAATAACCGGGGTCGAGGATTGCCCCTGCAATGATAAAAGGGTAATCCCGAAAGGGGAGCAGGCAATCAATCGAACCGCTGTGCCGGCTGCGACCACCCGGGAGATAAACATCACCCAACTTGGAAATATTGATGGTCTCCATGTTCTTTCCCGTCGTCCACTCGTAAGAGGCGGGCGTGATCGGCAGCGTCAGCACGTCGCCGTTCGCAATAAAACAGAATTGCATGGCATTACCCCCTCATGTTGGCTTCTTCCAGCTTGTTGAGCATTTCTTGCGCTATGCGCTGAACGTCTGCCTCCTCGCGGATGACAGCGCCTTCACGATGGACATGCACACCGAAAGGCCGATGCCCATCTGGCTGCGGCCGCCGACGCCGTTTTTCTCCTGCCTGGCTTCGCCGGCTGTCAGAACCTTTTCGCCCTCATGCAGCAGGGCGGGAAAGTTATCATAAGGGACGTAGTCGATGCCCATGGCGCGCTGGTGGCCGGAACGGTGTTTCGTATAACCGGAGTTGAAATTGTTCACCGCATCCGCCCAGGCGGAATCCGTTGTCGCCGCGGCGCGGCCCTTGGAAAACTCCTGCCCGAGCGTATAACCGGCATCCCAATAAGAATTGTTGAGCGCCGTATCGTCGCGCACGGATTCAATGAGGCTCAGCTCCTGCGCGAGCTCTTCGTCCTTGCCTTCGTTGGCGTTATACTCGTTCATACCGTCGATTTTTGCCTTCATCAGGATTCGGCCCATCTCGGCGGCATCGCCTTCGGCTTCGGCGGTTTTGTACTCTTCGCTGCCCATGGCGTCGTTCATGGCATCGCGAATGTACTGTTCTTTGGCATTTTCCAGCGAGGCCTTCCAGGCGCCGATCGCGGTGTAGGCCTCCTGCATTTCCTGGCCGCTGTCACCGGCGAGCCATGCCTTCTGCGCCTCAAGGCCCTGCATGCGCGTCTGGTTGTAGCCCTCGCCCATGGCGTTATCGAGCTCCTGCTGCAGGCCCTCGATGGTAGATGTGATGCCGCTGAAGGTCTTGGACTGCGCTTCCATCGCCCCGGCAAAGCTGTCCGAGAGTGCGTCCAGAATGATCCTGACAGCGTCCTGTCCGGCAACTTCACCCTTGGAGATCATGCTGTACATCGTGCCCTGATCCACGCCGTAGGCGTCAGAGAGCATCCCGACCGCGCCGATACCGCGGTCATTGAGGATGTTGAGGTATTCGAGTGTCGTCTTGTTGCTGCTCTTCATGCGGCCGATGGCGGTAGCCACGGCGGTCATATCACTCGTAGACTGGCCGAGCGCCGCGCCGGCGTCGCCGATGGTCTGCAACACCGGCAGGATGCTGTCCGCATCGTAGCCGTAGGTCGCGAGCGTCTTGCTCATGCTCGTCAGGTCGTCATAGAGAAACGGCGTCGAGTTGGCCATGCCGACAAGGTTGGATAGATAGCTGTCCGCGGTCTCTTTGCTGCCGAACAGCGTCGCGAAGGAAATTTTGTCGGTCTCGCGCCCTGCGGCGATCGAGCTGCCGCTCGTCAGCGACTCGCTCTGCGCGTCCAGCTGCTCCTGCACAGCGTCCTGCACATAGGACTTGAAGGAGGAATCCTGCGATTCGTAGCTTTGCAATGCACCGGAACCAAGACCGACTAAACCGCCGATCCCTGCGCCGACCAACGCGCCGGCCGGACCTGCGACCATAAACCCGGCAGAGGCGCCCGATGTTGCCATAGAAAGCGCATTGGAAAAGAGCATTCCGCCCTCATTTCCGAAAGCGCTTCCTGCAAGCGTTGTAGCTCCTTGAGAAAGAAGCTGCTTTGCACTGTCGGTGATCCCGCTGATGGCAAGCGCCTGAACAACACTTTTACCAAAATTCGCAGCTCCGCCACCGCCACCGCCGCCAGAGCGATTCTCCAGCTTAGAGATCGCCTTCTCTGTATTTCGCGCTTCTTTGGTAACGGCGTTCAGGTTACGGACAACATTGTCGTAGTTTGCCTGCGCCAGCTCCATCTTCAGGCCGTCCGCGGCGCTGTGAGTCAGGTCAAACTGCTTTTCAGCTTCCTTGAGAGCTTGCTGCGCTTTTTTGGCATCAAGCTTTAGCGTATATTTGTTTTTGTTGAGGGCATAAAGACCCTCTTCCAGACTGTCTACGTCGTCACTGAAAGCCTTGGTCGTTTTGGATAGCGTTTTAAGAACATCGGAATATCGATCGGTGGCTTTGATTACAATGGATGTTTCCGGCATTAAATCACCGCTTTCTGTTGACTTTGTGATAAAAACGCATATAATGAACGGAAAGAAGGAGGTTGTGTATATGTTTTTCCTCTTTTTGCTGAGTTTTGCTGCTGCTGTGTTTTTCGGTGTGCGATGGTTCAAGTCACATTCCTTTGAATACCTTGACGGTGTGAGGTTTTCTGAACAGCTTGATGTTGACTTTTGGCTTTGTATGGCCACTGTTGCGCTTGCCCTGTTTTTGGGTGCAGCAACCTTTTTACAATGAAACAGAAGTACGGAGCGTGATACCTATGACGAAGACATCTATCATCACAATAGCAGTCTCCCTTCTGATCGCTGTATTGCTTCCGTTTTCCTTTTAGAGTCTCAGCCGCCCGAGGGGGCGGCTTTATTTTTTACCCCGCGTGATCTTGATGGCTTTGCTGCGCGGCGCAGGGCGGTCGCGTGCGGTTGCTTCATAGGAGGACAGCGCCCAGATGAGGTCCTTTTCTCCCTGCGGTCGGCCGTAGTAGTCACCCGGCAGGATGCCGTGCACGTGGAAGAGGTAATAGGCCAGCCCCAGCTCCGGGTCGCTGCCCTCCGTCAGGCGTTTTTTACTTTTTCGATGGTTGCGCGGCGATAACCGCTCAGACGTTCGACCTCGCGGCTCAGATCGGCGATCTCACCGGGCAGCAGCATCGCCTTGAGCGTCTCCGCCGGTGTGATCCCGCCGAATTTGTGCTGCAGCGGCGCGCTCTTCAGGTCGGGATCGATGCAGCCTGCCAGCAGGATCTGAAGCTCGGCGTCCTGCTCAAGACGTCTGACGTCCTGCACACGCCCGTAGGGCAGAGCCTGGAGCGTGAAGATGACCGGCGCGCCGGCTGCCTCGCTCAGGCGCGGGACCTCAAACTTGGCCGTCGGCAGGTTCTTCGCCACATTGATGACCTTTTCGCCCAGCAGCAGATCCAGCACAGACGGCTGCTCTGCGGCGTTCTGATTAACAATGGTATTTTCCATAATTCCCTCCGAATTTGACTATGCGCAGCG